TCTAGGCAACTTACAAATAGTAAAACGATTGTTATGAAACGTGCCGACCATTTCTTTTTGAAAAGGATACATCTTAAATGGCACTAAACCATCATCCAAAGATACAATCCTTACATAGTTTTGGATAAAGTATAGTGGATCATCCATACACTTAGAATATTCTAAAAGTTCTTCTTTAGTCCATTCTTGTTGTACGTTAGCTTTTTTAAGATTTGGATTACCTAGATAGGTAGCCTCAGCCATCTGACTTTCCCTTTAACATTTTTTGTAGTTCAGCAGTAGAACCAACAAATAATGCATTGGTAACATTCTTAGGTGCGGAATTTGGAACTTCTTTTAGTTTACGCATTTTTTCTTGTAAGTCACCAAGTTTTTCTGTTACTTCTGCAACTTGTTTAATAAGATTTCCAGCAACCTCATATGCCCTTGGGTGTTCGCCTTCTTTTGCTAGTTCTAAAATACCATCAATTGCATCCTGTCCTCTTTCAACTAAACCATAAAAATTTTCTCTTTGATATTTGTAATCGTTTTCAATATCGTCTTCGTTAGAATTTGGTGGTATAATTTTTGATTTAGTCACAGCACTTTTAGCGATAGCTTTATCTACTGGATTAATTATTCCAAGTGTCTCATTTATTATATCTTCTGTGTTTCTCATTTTCTAACATCAGTGCCACTTACTGGATCAAAGTTTTTAGCATCTTCAAAGAAAGATGATGTTTCATTAAATCCAAAGTCATCATCAGCATCTGCAGACACTGGACTTGGTGTGACTGTATATCTTTGTTCTCTTGTAGGAGTAACCTCTGGTAGATTTGCATATTGATCCACTTGTACAGTTTTAATAACTTTACTAGATGTAACTGGCCCGTATAGGAAAAATTTTGAAGTAAACGACATGGTATAAATTATTGCCCGTCTTGCTTGAAAATCACCTTGATAACTATCTTCATAAGAAACATCTGTAAGAATAATAGGAACATCTTTTTTAATTCCCATATCTGCCATGTCATTGAGTGTCAATGTATAATCTGGTTGAAAATATGGAAGTATTTGTTCTACAATTTGTAATGCATCATCAGAATTTTTTGCCATTGCATATAATGTAATATCCATATTATATGGAACGGGCATATATTGAGTATCAAGTTTATTGGAGTCACTAGATGAAGATTTTACTTTTTTAAATTTTTGGACACGATTCATTTTACGAACAGGATCATATGAAAGCGCGCCGATCTCAAAACCCAGTCTTGGTAAAGTTATAGCTGTAGAATTTGATGCAGATGGGTCTTGATCAAGTCTTACTAAAAATTTTTGTTTTGGGCCATATGCCAAAGGAACTTTCATAGTTTGAATTACAGCCCCACTATTATTTTTACGAACTATCTGTATATTGTTAAACATAGTTCCAAATGCAACTATGACATTTCTTATCGTTTCGTGGTAAAATTGTTGTCCTAACATTATGTACTCCCTACATCACCAAATGGGTTTCTTTCTGAAAAATCTAAAACTGTGTCATCAAGGGTTTCAAATAATTCGTTTTGTGTTGTTTTATCTGTATCGCCGTCACCTATTATATAGTCTTCTGAAATTAGGTACTGTGGATTACCTGTATCTGCTGCATTTTCAAGTAGAATACTTTCACCTACAGAACTTGAGTCATCTTCGTGCACTACAGTATCACTGTCTTCCATCAATACTGAATCTGTATATGTAAAATTAGTGCTAAATTCAAGTGCAATACTTTCGTTATAAGCAGAAGTTTGTTCTAAAGTAAATTGATACTGAGAGGTATCTTCACTTAAATCATCTTCAATTGCATCAATAGTTGAAATACCAGTATCAATTATTTCACCAGAGTATTCGTACTGTTTACATCTAAGTTTATAAACAGGATTATTATCTAATTGATAAAATGGTTCATCGTGATCTACAAAACTAATTTCAAACATTTTTGCTAATACTGGATGGTATACCAAATCTCCTTCAAGTGGTCTATCAGCATCTGTGGTAGCTGTGTCCATGAGAATATAAAAATTATCTCCACCTATTGAAGTTAAAACTGAAGAGTTATCACTTTGACTTATAGTGCCAGATTCTAAAAGAATAGAACCACCACTACTAGTATCTGTAGCATCTTCTATTGTAATTTGACTGTCCATATCTTGAAAGCGTTCTTTAGAAACTACAAAAGTAATCTCGTTACGATTTTCTAAGCCAAATTGTTGTATGATTTCTTTATCACCACCAAAACCTTCTGCATCTTCAACGTACATCTCTATAGGATGTTGAGTAGTAAATTTAGAAAGAGTGTCTTCCCCTAAAACATTATCTAATGCAACAGTGGTTCTATTGACATAATAAACATCATGCCCATATATTTGTATAGCCTCTTTAATTAGGTTTTGATACAAACTTCTTTCTGTTGCAAGAGAGTGTAAGTTATTGGTATGGAATGCGGTGTTGACAGCCATATCTTTATCCTACCATGTAATCAATTGGTGTCTCAAATGATAATTGAATTTGTTCTTCTAACTTATCTAACTCTTCTAATGCTTGGGAGTAGATGGTTTCACCATTCATAGTTACACCACCTAACATTGCAACTCCATTAAATTTAGATAGGTTTGCACCCCACTGTCTTTTAATTAAAGCTGTTGCATATCTCTTTAAATATATATCATCAAATATATCTGTATATGTTGCTGGGTCTATTTTACGATAACATTCAATAATTAAATACTCACCAACACTAATGTCATTAGCCCAATCCATATCAATGTATAATCTATTTTGGTGTTGGTTAAATCTTACTGGTTTTTCCCCCACTAATATATGAGAAAGGTAATCTAGATTTTGCATTGTCATTTGATAATGAATTATTGATGTTGAAGAAAAATCATACAAATCATTTAATCTAAGTTGATAACGAATATCAAACATATTATTTGTTGCGGAATCATCAAAAGGAAATATTTGAATTACGGAAACTACAGAAGATGGCATAGGTATAAAACCTTTACCTTCAGAAAATGTAGCAGTAACACTACTATCCACAGAATCAGTTGCTGTGGTTGTAGCATTAGAAGATGCTCGTGTAATATCGTCAGCGGTTATTTGATATTTTAAATACATCTTTTCAATACCATCATAATGATATTGTGCAAAATACTGTAATGCTTCATCAATACGATCATCTACTTGATCATCAGATACGTTAATATCAATAACACCAAAACCTAGAGCTCTCAGACAATAACTTTTAAATGTTGCTTTTGTTGTAGGTATAGCCATTATTTTTTCCTTTGTCTACTATTTAGGTATTATCGAACTGGAATGCGTTCCAACCTTGTCCAGATAATGTAATACCATGAGAAGCCAAAACTGACAATGGGTCTGTTGTTCCATCTTCAAATAATAGTCTATCATTTTCATTATCTGATGTATCTAAAACGATAAAGTCTCCTTCATTACTAACAGACGTTTCAGAGTCTTCATTTAGTAATGATCCAGTAGCACCTGTTTCAGAGTTTTCATTTAGTAATAATCCTCCATCATCACCTTGTAATAAAAGTCTATTATCATCTTCAAGAGCTATTCTTTGTAAACCACTTCCTTCTAATAAAAGTCTAGTATCATCTTCAAGTACTATTCTTTCAAAGTTAAGATCAGTTCCATCCATTCCAAATCCAGACAGCAATGCAATAGTTCCTGTCTTATCCTGTAACGATGCTTTTCTATCAGCAGTTGGTTCATCAATTCTAAGAGTTGTTTCGTGTGAATCTGCAGTTGCACCCTCAAATACAAAAGCTTCTGTTACGTTAAAAACAGTTTGGTTTACTGTAGTTGTAGTTCCAGAAACAGTTAGGTCACCAGTTATATTTAATTCACCAGCAATTGATACATTATTATCTAGAAATGTTACTCCATGTTGAGATAGGAAACTACCAGTGTCACCTTGCATAACATCTTCTAGCAGTAATCTACTACCTGCACCAGTACCACTGCTATCTATTCCATCTAAAACAATATCATCATCAGCATTTGATTTTATCCCACCAACCAAACTTACTAGTCCTGTCTGGTTTGGGAATGATATAGTGCGATCTGCAGTTGGGTCTATTGCAGTAAGTGCAGTTTCAAATGCATCATCAGTTGCGCCCTCAAATATGAAATTACCAGATGATAATAGATTACCATCTATTCCTCCAGATACACTCAATTTACCAGATAATGATAAATCATTATTTGAAAATGTCATACCATGTTGAGATAAGAAACCACCAGTATCACCATCCATATCATCCTCTAGTAATAGTCTACCACCATCATCTCCACCACTGCCATCTGTTGCATCTAATACAATGTCATCATCAGCTGCCGTTGTTATACCACCTATTAAAGCCACTAAACCAGTTTGATCTGGTAATGTGATAACACGACCACTTGTAGAAGTGAAGGCAGATATACTTGCTGCAGTTATACCACTTGCAAGAGTAGTACCAGAAAGTGCACTTGCAGCAGCAGATGCATCAGCACCAATAAATTTTCCAGTAGATGAATCAAACTTTAAAAACTTACCATCAACTTTGGCAGTAGTTCTTTGAACATCATCTAAAAACTCTAATCTTACTTCACCACCACCAGCACCAGACATTTGTGAAGAAGCAATTTGTTGTGAAATGAGTGACCTAAAATTATCAAACTCTTTTCGTAGAGATGTGATATCAGTTATCTCTTCTTTAATTTCAGTTTTTTTCTTTTTCTTATCATCTAAATGCGTAATAGCATTATTTACAAGATTTACTTCTTCTTTTACTTCTATAGGTTTTGGATTATCATCTAGTTTTTCTAGAATTTCAAATTCTTCTTCTTCAATATCTTTAGCAATATCAACTACCAATTCTGTTAACACTGATTCAAGTGCTTCTAATTTAATAGTTTCTTCTTTTTTACTTTTTTCTTTAGTGATCTTTTTCATTTTTTCAATGTAAGACCGATAGACATTGGCTTGAGTAATTTTACCCATTTCTCTTGCTCGTTGTTCCATTGCAACGGCAGCCTGAACTTTATGTGCATGAGTTTTACCAGAGTTATCTATTTT